CCACTTCCCGCAGTTAGAAAAACTCGTGGCGTCACGGTTGCCAACGAACCGCTCGCAACGGCGTACCGCGCCGACATGTGGCTGCACGGATCTCTGGTCGGCCAGCAGCGCAGCAAGTCTCTTCTCCTGTGGCGCCGGGCAGATGGCGAGCGGCGATGCAGGTAAACGGCTAGCTCTAAAGCACGTGGATGGGCTGCCGCTGAGAAGACCGAGTTTGAGGAGGAAAATGGACCCGAAAATCGGGTAAAAGTACAGCCTGGAATACTTATAGCGAGCCAAACGCGGCAGTTTGCGCGCTGTGATGTTCCGGCGACAAGTCAGGCGCACATGTATGCGGCGGGCGCCACTCATGAGTGAGGCTTTGGACGAGGTGCGCAATCGCAGTGTGAATGGTGGGCCGCTGCAACGTCTGAGCGCGTTGCGGGTCCTGGGGTGGGTGACAGACGTGTACCCACTTATTTTGATTGCGAAGCCCGGCGATGTGTGCGAACAATAAAAGTCAGAGAACATGGTATGTTTTCGCCGCTTGCTGGCGAAACGAAGTATACACCGGGCCTTCTCCTCTCTGCATAACTGCTTAACTGGCGCATTGCGTGGTTTGACTTTCAACTGTATCGCCCAGAAATAGCGACAGAACCTAACCGTTTCACAGCCGTAAAGCGCGCCCGCGACACAAGCTGTGCCTTGAACGCCGGCGCGCTCTCTGAGGCCACGTTTCCTCAAACACACTCGGCTCCAGGTAGTGGTCTGGAACCAGAAAGATAATCTCTATGAAAAACTGTCCCCTGACTATCCAGTCCTGGGCGCCCGAGCGCCTGGTCTCCGCCGCGCGCAAGCTGCGCAAGAACGATCCGGCCATCGATCGCATGGTCAGATCGATCCAAGCCTACGGCTTCAAAATTCCGATGCTCGTTTCCGCTACTGGCGAGATCATCGACGGCGACCTGCGCCCGAAGGCTGCGCGCAAGCTGGGCTTCGTTGCAGTGCCCGTCATCGTGTGCGACGACTGGACCGAAGAACAGGTGCGGAGCTTTCGCCTGATGGCGAACCGCTCCTCCAATTGGGCCGAATGGGACCTCGGGGCTGTGGCCGAAGAACTGTTCGAGCTGCGGACCTTGCAGTGGGACTTGAGCTTGACCGGCTTCGACATGAACGAGATCGATGAAATGCTGGCGCCGCGCGCCGACGAACAAGCACTGGAATCGATTCCCGCGCTCCCTGCTGTGCCGGTCAGCGTACCCGGCGACGTGTGGATCTGCGGAGCGCATCGCGTGTTATGTGGCGACGCGACCGAAGCCTCTGCTGTCCATCGATTGTTAGGAACGGCGATGCCGGAGCTGATGATCACCGATCCACCCTATGGCGTGAACTACGATCCGAACTGGCGAGAGCAAGCCGGCCTGGGAGTGCAGCGGCAAACCGGCCGGGTGCACAACGACGATCGCGTCGATTGGTCGGACGCTTTCGCACTGTTTCCGGGCCACGTCGCTTATGTCTGGCATGCCGGTCTGTATGCCGGCGCAGTGGCTTCCTCGCTCGAGCGCTGCGAGTTCGCGATCCGGTCCCAGATCATCTGGGTCAAGCAGCACTTTGCGTTGAGCCGCGGGCATTACCACTGGCAGCATGAACCCTGCTGGTACGCGGTACGGGCCGGAAGGCCGGCCTCATGGTCTGGAGACCGCAAGCAGACCACCGTGTGGGAGGTGTCGAATCTGAATCCGTTTGGCGGAGAAAAGAGCACCGATACCGTGACCGGGCACGGAACCCAGAAACCGGTCGAGCTGATGCGGCGCCCGCTGCTGAATCATACCGCGCGCGGTGGGCTGGTATACGATCCCTTTCTCGGCTCAGGTTCCACGCTGATTGCGGCGGAAGATAGCGGACGGCTGTGTTACGGCCTAGAACTCAGTCCCACGTACGTGGACGTGATTGTGCAGCGCTGGCAGAAGCTGACGGTCCGGAAAGCAGTTTTAGAAGACGATGGTAGAAGTTTCGAGGAGATCGAACGACAGCGTGAGCGAGCAGAAACGGAGGTGGTCGATGCCGCGGCCTAGCTTCCAGCCCACTGAGCAGCAACGCAAACTAATCAACTCAGTGTCGGCCCTGGCCGTGCGGCAGGACCAGATCTGTAAGCTGGTCGGCCTGCGCTCGCCGAAAACATTGCGCAAGCACTTCCGTGCGGAACTGGACCAGGGCACGGCGGAAGCCTGCCTGGCGGTCATCCGCACGGCGTATGAGATGGCGACTTCGGGCCGCTACCCACAGATGAGCATCTTTTGGGAGAAGTGTCAGCGGCCAGCTGGCGAACCGGAGCGGGAACAGCAGCGTGAGCCGCGGAAGCGGCGCGCAGGTGCTCAGCGGGGCAGACTCGTTTTCATCCATCAGGACGAGGATCTCTCGGATGCCGCGTAAGTTCGAACCCACTGAAGAGCAACGTAAGATGGTGCGAGCGCTGGCTGGTTACGGGATGATCCAGGCGCAGATAGCGACGCTGGTGGGAGTGAGTTCGACGGCTACGCTGCGCCAGCACTTCCACGATGAGCTCGTGCGCGGTCCGATCGAAGCGCAAGTCAATGTGCGGCGTACGCTGTTCAAGCTGGCCACTTCGGGACGCAACCCGGGCGTGACGATGTATTGGCTGAAGCGCTGGGCGGGTGGAGTGAAACAGGCAAAAGGCCCGAACCCGTCGAATCTGGGGGCACGCAGCCCACGTTTATAATTCGCGTACACCAGCCGCCCCGGCCAGCAGAGGCATTACAGGGGCTGCAGGAGGCTGCGCAAGGGCTCGCCGGCGGCGCGCCGGATGGCGACGAATGGGAGGAATGGGACGGCGCGGGATCGCCGCACTGTGGGCCGCCTGCGCCGTCGCGTGGGGCGCCACCTAGATGAGCGCAGGAACCGCGTCCGTGCGCCTCTGCCCGATCGTATGAGAGATGAGCATGGCCGATGATCCGCCAGCATCCGCAAAGCGGCCTTGCTTCTGGGTCTCAATCGAGCGTTCATGGACAGGTGAGAGCCCGTGTTCATCGGGACGGCCAAGCATGACGGAAGCCGTTGCGATGAAGATTGAAAGTTTGCGCAAGCGGAAGACGAAAGCGCTGAAGGCCCGGTATCGGGAGTTGTCCGGAGCGGCATCGCGCTCTTCGAATCAGGCACACCTGTTTCGGCGGATTGCCTGGCGCTTGCAAGTCCGGGCCGAAGGAGATCTGACACCGCCATCCGCCAGCCGCCGTGCATGCACCTGCGGCGTGCACGCCGATTTTAACGGGAGATGTCCCGTGCTGATGCGGATTGAGATTCGGAGAAACGAGCTTGCTTTTGAGCGCGAACGGAGCGTGCATGGACTGTGGGGTAAGACCTCAGAGAGGAACAAGCTGCCGTGGACGATGCCGTTCGGATGCAAATCGAGAGTCTCAGGAAGCTGAAGATAGCGGAACTCAAAACCCGCTACCGCGATCTATTCGGAGAAGCATCGCCGTCGTATAATCGAGCGCATCTATTTCGGCGGATCGCCTGGCGCTTGCAGGCACAAGCCGAAGGAGATCTGAGCGAGCGAGCACGCCAGCGTGCGAAGCTAGCCAACGACCTTGATCTGCGACGACAAGCACCTCGCCGCTTCTGGCATGAGCTCGAGTGCAATGGGGAACTTCCAAATCGGGATCCAAGATTGCCGCCCACTGATACGGTCCTCGATCGGGTCTATCAAGGGCAGATCGTGCGAGTGACCGTTCTGGCAAGCGGCTTTGAGTACGAGGGCAAGCATTATGCCTCGCTCAGCGCGATTGCTTACCGCGTCACGGGCACCCGTTGGAACGGCTTTCATTTCTTCGGCCTGAAGCAGAAATGGACGCCTGAGTGAGCTTCCCAAAGCTAGTACGCTGCGCCATCTACACCCGCAAATCAACCGAACAAGGACTCGAGCGGGATTTCAATACCCTGCAGGCGCAACGCGAGGCAGCCGAAGCCTACATTCTCAGTCAAAAGCAGAATGGCTGGCGCACACTGGCTGCTAGCTACGACGATGGCGGGTTCAGCGGAGCTAGCCTGGACCGGCCGGCACTGCAGCAACTGCTGCGAGATATTGAGGCCCGCCAAGTCGATTGCGTGGTGGTCTACAAGGTGGATCGACTGAGCCGCTCGTTGCTCGACTTCGCCCGTCTGCTGTCGGTATTTGAGAAGCGCGGTGTGAGCTTTGTATCGGTCACGCAAGAGTTCAATACCAGCACGTCCCTGGGTCGGCTCACGTTACACATCCTGCTGTCGTTTGCCCAGTTCGAGCGCGAGATCATCACCGAGCGAACGCGCGACAAAATGTCGGCAGCGAGGAGAAAAGGCCAATGGGTGGGCGGCATTCCAGTGCTGGGCTATGACGTCGATCCAGACGGTGGACGTCTGGTGGTCAACCCAGCAGAAGCCGAACGAGTGCGAGAGATCTTCGCCATCCGAGCCGGATATGGAAATTTAGCCGCCGCGCAGCAAGAAATCCAAGC